CCCGCCGTAGTCGAAATCAATTCGTTGGACTGGTTCAGTCGAATCGTCACCGTCATCCAAAATTCGAGCATAGTTATTGTTATGACTACCCCCAATATACACTGGGTAAGTATTTTCTAAATCTGTTCCAAATTGCAACATAAAGCCGCAATACATGGAAAGATAATACTGCTTAACCTTCACTACGATTACAAATCTGCGTCCATTCGCAACAAACCAGTAGTTCATTGATTCGTTGTGCAGTGGTATTGATGTGTAAATATTTTTTAATCTGCGTTTAGCAAAATAAGTGGAAATATCTTTATCGGAGTCATTTTGAGTAGCATACCATGCGCACAGAGATGTAATTTTATACTGTGTATTAACATACATCGCCATGGGTACGACGATTGTATCTTGGCCGTCAAATCCATGACCAATGAAACGCATACGGTTAGACCAACCATGTGTTTCACCCTCATCAATATCGTCATAAGTTTCATCAACGTTAAGAACGTCATCGCCACCGTCACTATCCTTAATAACCGTCCATGCTTGATTGGCCTGAACCAATTCGGGATTTGTTGTCAGAAACTTTTCGAGCTTCGACACCAAATCCCTTGCATTGGAGGCTGTTCCTATTTCAACAGCCATTTCTTTTCCTTCTTATTAAGCCCCACCAATTCGTCTAACTGCGCGTTGCTCACGACCCATTGCTTTGATAAGAACTTTGCGTCCGTTGCTTGAAGACAGAGCCAAGTTCATCGCTTCTACTGGGTCGAAGGTGTTAATCACCGTCAACGGCTGCTGGTTCGATGATGAGGGGTTTGCGTTATCTCTGTGACGAGGGTCATTTTTCGTGATTACCTCTTCACCTTTCTGTAAAACAGCAGGAACTTCGTTTGGCGCAAGACCTGCAATACCACCACTATGATAACGTACAGCACCTTCGAAAACAAGCGGATTCACCTTCTTACCACCAGCCCTACCACGTCCAACAACACCACCTGTATGGAACAGGCTTGCGTATTGACTGAAACTTGACGTGTCTGGCATTTGAACATCATTGCCGCCGCCGCCAAAGTATGACTGGAGGGCTTTCTGAATAGCAAGGCTAATCAGTTGTTGGATAATCACCTTTGCCATCTGACGCAAGGCTTCAGCCGCCCACTGTGCCATAGCCTGACCCAGACTTGCAAAAGCATCCCGACTGCTGGTTGCGCCTGTTGCGATACCAGCCAAACCACTTGCGATACCTTCAAACGCGGTCATAGCACCATCACTAAGGACGTTATAGGCGGTGTTCATCAACTCGACTTCACCCTTGCTATGGGTTGTTTCGGTGCGAACATCCTTAATCTTCGTTACAAGATTTGTAAGATTTGCGTATGCTGCTGAATCACCGAAGGCCGACATGATTCGTTCAGCGTTCGCAACCAACTCTTTCATTTGAGGAGCAATATTGTTCAGATATGCTTGAACGTTTTCCTCCATCTTGGTAATTGATTGCTGACCGCTTATAACGAGTTGCTCTTGCAATTCTTCGAACTGGCGTTTGCGTTGCAAGAAGTCATCCAATCGTTTCGCCATAGAATCCACAGCAAAGTTTGCAGCCTGACGGCGTGGATTTGACGCGTAGTCTGCTTGTCCTGCGCCAAGTTGCTCACGTTGATTCAGAATTGCTGTTTGCTGTTCAGGAGACAGCTTGTTAAACGCGTCGCTGTTGATGATTTCATCGAGCTTTTTAATCGCGTCAGTCATGCGCTCAACATATTTCAGAGTGCTTTCAGACATCTTAGTCTGAGCCTCGTCAATAGTCAGAACACCGCGAGAAACTGCACTGCCGATATACTCAGCACTGTTAGCGCGTTCCTTCTCAATATCGTTGCGTTTCTTCTCAAGTGCATCGAGGAAGGCATCAACCTGCTCACCAAGGGCTTTTTGTGCCTGCAATTCTGCGTATTTCGCCAGTTGAGGCTCAAGTTGTTTAGACCAAGCGAAGGCTTCCTTGCGGCTGACGTTCTTGCTTTGGGCGTATTCGAGCGTCAATACCTCCAGCATTTGCTTAACTTGGTTGTCGGTATCAGGCTGAATGATGTTCTTGAAGCCGTCAATAATCTCGTTCAGCGTAGAGCCAGATAGGTCAACAGACAGGGTTGATGGGTCGCGGTTAATCAGACCTTCAACGCCGTTAACGCCTATCGCTTTGTACATCTCACGAATTGCTTCACGAGCTTCTTCAGTTACCTTCTCAACAAGAGACTCGGCTTTGTCGAATGCAGCGTCGTCGTCTTTCTGCTGTTTGGTTACGGCCTTGTCCTGTTTCCAACGTTCCTCTTGTGCTTTGTAGAACTCAAGAACTTTGTTGTCAGGGGCTGCGTTATGACTCACTGAACCAGTTGAGCCTGTAATCGTTACAGAGTTACCACCAGTGAGACGAACGATAGTTGGTTTGTAGTTCGGATTGCGAGCCATTTCAGCCAAGTACGCGCGAGAAGACGCACCTGTCTTGGCATCAATACCGTACTTACCCTGCTTGGTATCGGACACCCATTCGTTGCCGTTGTAAATAGAAGTATGACCGTATTTATGACCTTTAATCGCGCCCCAGCTAACCACATCGCCTTTTTGCGGAACGTAATTTGCTGAATAAGGAACTTGCTGCCAGCCTTTACCGTATTTCAGCAGGTTTTTGGCCGTCGTATTGCCGTTACCTTTAATGTACGGAGCAGCCTGTGAATCAACAGCAGCAAGTGCACGTTTAACGTATGTCGCGCATTGACCTGTGAAGTCGGCAGCAGCACGTTTGGTAGCTAAATCAGCCGCAGCAGCAGCGCGTTTATCTACCGCATAGGAAGACGTGCCTGTTGAGCCGCTGGAGTAATTCTCATACGGGTCATTTGCTGCGTATTTTGATTTGACCTTCTGACGCTCACCGAGATACCAGTCACCGAGGTTGTTGTAACCTTTCATCGGGTCATCTTTCAGACGGCCTTCGCGGTAATCGATGAGTTTTTGAATCATCTTCTCGTAAGACAATTCTTTCTCAAGTCGTCGCAGCGCAGCTTCTTCGGCGCGTTGTCGAGCCTGTTCAGCTTTCTCACGGGCTTTGTTGACTTTTTCGTCAAGGTTTTTGGCTTCTTCGGCCTTCTTAGCAGCGTCAGCGGCTGCTCGGTTCGCAGCATCCAACGCAGTCTTTTGAGTGATGTCGCTGTCGGTTTCATTAACCTTTTTACGCATCTCTTCGAGACGTTTATTGAGTTTCGCCTCTACGCCATTCTCGTTAACCTCCAACGATACATCCATGGAGATTTGGTCGGCATCTGGCAAAGCGGCCTCGATACCTTGTACTTTTTTAACGACGTAATCGACGAGGCCGCCGATATACAGGAACGTTGTTTTGAACGCAGCAGTCAACGCGTCAATCATTCGAGCAATATAGCGAACCGCACCAGTCCAACCGCTTTCAAACTCTTTGGCACTTTTGTTGGATTCTTTGGTTGTGTCAACGAAGAACGAACCAATCCATTCTGTTGCGTCGGCAACCAAGTCACCAATGCCTTTTATCACAACACCGATGGCTTCGGAAATCAAACCGAACGCTTCGGAAATCAGCCAAAGCACGTCTGACAGCATCTGCATGCCAGACACAGCATCCTCAGACTCACCGCTCAGTCGGTTAATACCGCGTACAATACCGTCAAAGATTGCTTCGACAAGCTCGAATACGATGAATGCTTTGAACAAACCAAATGCGATTTTCGCAGCGGAAGCAAGCACACCAATCAGACGACTAATCGGAGCAACAAGCAGACCCAAGCGACCACCAGCCGCAGCCGCGCCACCCAAGCCACTACCTACGGACGGAGCAACCTTGGCGATAAGACCCATCTTAACGGCGAAGTTCGTAATTGCCGCACCAGCAGTCTTCAGGCCGAGACCGAACGTGCGCATTGTCGCCGCCAGTGATACGAACATCTGGGCTGCACCAATGGCCAGTAATGCACCAAACGCAATCACCAATTCGTTGGCATGTTTAACCGCCCAGCGCAGAGCCTCAATAGCGACATTCAACGCCTTTGCAATTGCTTCAGCCCATTGTTTAGCTTCGTCCGAGCGGAAGAAGTCGCGGACTTCACGCAGCAATGCTGTGAAGTTATCCATAACACCAGCGTCTGCGATGATACGAATCCAATCTTTAAACGCATTGTTCAGACGTGATTGTTCAGCAACGAGAGACTTCTGAATCTTCTCGATGTTTGAGCCGTAAGTTTGTTCAATCAAAGCGGCAACTTTTGGTAACACATCGGCAGCCAGAACTTTACCGTCCTTCATCATGGTCATCAGTTCGGCATTGCTCACGCCCAGTGCTTTGGCAAACAGGTTTGTCGCAGCAGGTAAGCGGTCGGCCAATTGACCTTTCAATTCCTCGGCCTGAACGGTTGTTTTAGACAGCATTTGTTCAAGGGCTTTGTAAATACCAGATTGCGTTTCAGCATCCGCACCCATCAATTGACCGAAGCCTGAAAATTGTTCAAAGATGTATTTTACAGTTTTTGAGTCGAGTTTCGCTTCCTTACCAGCTACGAAGAGTTTGGCTGAGTCTTGAATAATAGTGCCCAGTTCCAAACCCATGCGCTCGGCGGTGTCGCGGAAATACTTCTCCAATTCGCCTGCGGTTGTATCCCAGTTGTCGGCCAGCACTTCAGCACGAATCTTCAGCGTAACGCCTTCCTGCCCGTCCTTGACGACTTTATCGAGAGCCAGATACAAGCCGCCCAGTGCGGCACTCAGAGCCAAGACTTTACCGCGTGCCTGTTGCAAGAACACCAGAATACCCTGCTTACCTTTCAACCAACGGTCGAAGGCATCCGCAGTTGAGCCTGTTGAATCAGACAGATTTTTGATTTGAGAATCCAGAGCTTTTGACGCAGCAGCAGTACGCGCGGCATTTGCCGCCAGACGTTGCTCAGCCTTCGTGAGTTTATCCACGTTAACGCCAGCTTCGCCAAGAATACGGGCTGTTTGCTCAACAGCAACTTTTTGGCGAGCGAAGGCCGCGCCAGATTGGTTCAGTTGCGTTACCAGTTGACGTAATTTGGCAATCTCTTGGGTCGTCGCATTGCCGCTGGCAACTTTTGAATTCAGTTTCGCATGTTCGGCGCGAGTTGTTTCATAGGCTGTACGCAGCTTCGCTAATTCAGCGGACTGTTTGCGGTATAGGTCAATATTACCAGCTACGACTTTGAGCTTCTCTTGAGCAGCACGCAGCTTATCCATGGCATCGCTCAACGCTTTCACGTCGGTAGCGGATTTGCGCATTGCAGTGCTTGCGTTTCGTACAGACGTAGTAATATCAGCCATCGCGTTTTTATGGTCGCGTGATGGGTTGAGCGCCCTACCAACTGCGTCTGAAACTGACGGCTGTTGCGCAGCACGCGCTTCGGCGATTTGTTGAGCAATAGATACGCGTTGGGCGTTGATTTGATTGCGTTGGCTTTGTACGTTACGACGGCGAGCGGCTTCAGCGGCTGCTTGTTGTTGTGCCAGCTTCAGGGCTTCCTGTTGCAGGCGAATCTGTTCTTGCAACTCTTTGCGTCGGTCGCCAGCGCGTGAGGTTATCTCATTCTGGCGTTGCAACGCAGCCTGTGCGTTACGCATGTCGATGATGGTTTGCAGCGTGCGCTCATAGGTTTTTGTCAAACCTTCCTGCGCACGTTGGATGTTGTTTGTCGCCAAGCCATGCGCTTCAGCTTCAAGACGTTGACGCTCGTATGCGTCAGCCTGTTTCTTAGCGGCCTCGGCTGCTTTAATTTGCGTATCCTCCAAGCGCGCCAGTTTGTCTGCTTGGGCTTTGGTAGGCACACCGAGAGCACTGATTTTATTGGCGAAATCGTCATATGCGTCGCTCGCATCTTTGGCGCGTTCTGCGCTGGAGGCTACGTTGTCGGCGAGTTTTGACAACTTACCGAGCATTGTTTGTAACTCGGTAAGTTTGGTTGCGGCGGAAGCCAAACCCTTCAGGCTGGCTTCGTAGGCTTTGAAGTCGGCCTTACCCTTGGCGGCGGACTTTGCCTGTTCGTTCAGGTCGTCTTTAAGACCTTTGATGTTTTTGCGCACATCGTTAATTGTTTTGCCACTGTAATCCTGTGCGCGGATTTCTAATTCAACTGAGCGATTTTCAGCCATAATGACCAGTTCCTATGTGATTCAGCATTTCTCGTAATGCCATGTTCAACTCTTTCAACGCATCCTGTTTGATGTCGGTGTTACTCGCGTCGAAAATCATTTTTGTCAGAGTTCCGTATAAAACAAAGTCCTGACGGCGACGTTCGCGTATTAACTCTGCCTCATTACGCAACATTATAAGCGAATAAAGGCGAGCCTGCGAGTGTCCGTTTGCCAAACAGATACTCACATCTCGCCTTAGACTTAGCATAAATGATTCGAATGGATGATACGGGTCGATTACTCCGTCGTCGCCTTCTCCGAAAGCATTTTCTGAATGGTTGGTTTGTCCAGTGCTGCCAGCAGTCTTTTTTTTAAATTGTCAGATTCGTTCATCGTCAGGTCGATGATTGCAATAACGAAGTCCATCTGTTTACCGATACCCATTTTAGTATCCCAGATTTGGCCAGCAGTGAGTTCTTCGTCGCCGACGGTGTGCTTCTCACCCTTGTCATTAATCGCAGACAGAAACGCAGCACGCGCCAAATCTGGAGCGTATTTGATAATGCTGTTTGCAACATCCATCAAGTCGTCAGAGCCTTTAGATTTAGCCATCACTTCGTCGAAGGCTTCCATCAGGCGTACGCCGTTAGACTGCCATTGAGCAGACAAGTCGGCGAAATTCAAACCACGGACGGTTACACCGTGTACTTCCTTCGTTGGGGATACCAGTCCCGAAATATTCATTTTCATTGTAATTACCTCATAAAAAAAACATGGCAAAGCGGAATATACCACTTTGCCATGTTTTACGCAACGTTAATGCTTATACCAAGCTGGTCGGTTGACCGTTGATGTACAACTTAGAGCCTACACCTTCAGCTTCAAGAGCAGTAATGTTGAAGGCCATACTTGACCAATCCTCACCGCCTTTCAACGCAAAATCGCCATTCGCAGATAAGCGCACTTTAGGCATCCAATATTGACGGTTTTCACCTTTGGCGTTACAGCCGCGGAACAAGAGTTCACCAACAATAGATTGACCTTTGGAGATGATGACCTCACGGGTTGCCTTTTTCAGGTCGTAAGTAACCACAATCCAAGAACCCTCAGCTTTGATTTTATTGGTTGACGCAGTGTCACCAATCATCAAAAAGCCCGTTTCGGGCGTATACTCGAAGTCCACGCCTTCAACCAGAGTAGCTGCTACTGGAGCGCCTGCTTTAGCTTTGACTTCGTCGTCAAACACTTCAATTTTGGTGATGGTGGTAGCAAATACACCGTTCGGATTTTCTTTGCTTGTACCCAGACGGTAGCCCAAAGATGGGTACACTTTCAGGGTATCTTTTTTGCCAGTGGCGGCAACTTGGGTTTGATTGTTCACATCACCTGCGAAGAACATCGCCAAGTTTTCGGTGTTGATGTTATCCAGTGTAAAGCTACCAGTCAGTTTGGAAGAGGTGATGATTTCTTCGTCAGTTGTGTTGTAGCCACATTCAGAGGACTTGTGTTCCAAGGTTTCGTTTTCTTGAGTCAGGTTCAACTCTTTGGATGAACCCAAATAGCGGAAACCCTTCGCCTCAGCTTGGCGTTCTACGCCGTTGACGATAGGGAATTGGTTAAACTCAATACGGCCATTTGCCAATACCAAGGCTTTGGTCGCGCCGCGTGTAATAGCCATTTTGCTATCCTTTCTTCAGTTGATTAATCAAAGTTCAGCATAGGGATTCGCATTATCGTAAGCGACGCTGAATGAGAAATAAATATAAAAATACGATTTCGATTGTACCTCATCTGGCGGATTGTGGCAAACAGGAGAATCGTATTTGAAGTTGCTTACTAAGCCGCCGAGATTATACCACTCTTTGTACTTAGCTCCACCCATACGACCACCGTCAATCGCATGAATCTTGTTGAATGCCTGCTCGATTTTAGCAATCTGCTCGTAAGCCACATCGATAGGGTGCTCAACGTTTTCAACGTCGACATAGCCAGATAACAGAAAATCTACGCGGTCATTGCGAATCGTTTTGCCTTCATCCGCGCCAGTGTTGCTGTTACCTGCTCGAATCGTTTCATTGATGATGATGCATGGCAACGTAACGTCAGCACCGATGACCTGACGGCCACGATACACGCGAACGCCTGTTTCCTGTTCAAGCAGAGAACACAATTTTTTCAGAGCCGTTAGGCGAACATGTTCCTTCATTATTTTTCCAATCTATTGAGTTGTCGTAAAAATTCAACTTCGAGGTATTTGGCAATCCGCGCCTGATTGCGTTTGGCCGTATCCCACATCACTTGGTCTACCGACGGGGCGTACAACAACCATGCCCTCATAGACTTGATGTAGCGACCACCACCATGGGTAATACCGCTTGGCGGAGTTGTACCACCACCCTTCGTTCGTGTCAGGATAGCGATATTACCAGATTCTCCGAATTGGTGAACAAATGCGTGCTTCATCACCTTCGTCGAGGTCGGTTTAACCTTAACGCGAACGCCGCTTGTCGTCTTGGACGGTAGCGTGTTCGGATTCGGGCGGAAGCGGTTCAGCATTGTCGGTTGGTCACGGGCGTAAATGGCCGCGACGAGCGAACCTTTCGTCGCATATTTCGCAACGCCTGTTTTGTCAGGGTTGTTCAGATACGAGGCTTTCCAGTTGATTTGCTTACGCATATCTTGGCGCACACGCGATAAAGCCTCACGCTTGGCCGTCTGGTTAATAGCCAAGCGTGCTGCCTCAGCGGTTCTGTCTGGAAACGCTTTGAACATTTTCTCCAGTGATACCAGATTTTCCAAGTCAATCGTAATCATGGTTAACTCGCTGTTGCAAATGAGTTGCCTGCCACTTCTCGATGTAGATACCGTCATCATCCAGTCGCGTATTCAGCACATATTCTTTGCTGTCATACACGATTTTATCACCGACGCTGAAACCAAGTGCGCGAGCCTCACGAATCGTACACAGCACAACCACAGCACCATCAGAAAGCTCTGCGAAACCCTGATAGTCGATGTCACCAGTCAGATTAATTTTGGTGTGCACCCGAACACGACAGTCGGAAACACGCCCACTTGCAGCAGAGATGTGTTTTGACGGAACACCCATCTCGTGATGCAAGTCGGCGCGTGCTTTTCGTTTTATATCAAGGAAGCTCATTCATTACTCCACGACGTATGCTTGATACCAGATACCTTCAACGTCAGGAGAGTAGTTCGTAGCGAATTTAAAACCTGTTGTCGTGATACCTGCTAAATACGCGAAACGCTGAGTTGATTCATTTTTCAAGTTCATAGTAACAATCACAAACGGGACTTTGGAGAAAGTCTTAGTGAATGCAATCGGCACAAGGGTGTTATTCTCAAACTTGCCAAGTGTTGCTTTCGGAATATATTTGGCCTCAAATTCTTTAAAGGTCGTACCGCCTGCGCCACCAGTTTGTTGGGAGGCTTCAAGAGCAGCAATGCGACGCTTAATTTCAGCGTCATTGTAAGGTGCTGGCGGAGTACCGACTAATTTAACGATTTGCTCTTTGAAATTCATCTCAACTGTTTGGTCGTGAGTAGTATTACCAGATTCGCCGATTTTGAAAATCAGCTTATTGCCGTCTGCGCTCGGAGTAACGGACTTCAAGTGTAAATCAGGAGTCATCGCAGGAAGCAACGGACGCAAATCCACTGTTTTTGTTTCAGTGCCGATTGTTGCACTGAGCATACCATTCAGGAGCTTAAAGCCGCCGAAAGCTGCTTGTGCCGCTGGTGCTGACTGGCCACCGCTGTCGTTTTCCCAGTGTTTTCGAACTTGGTCATAAATGTCGATGTAACTCATTTTCTTTATTCCATAAAAATAGGTTTCGTGCTAATTCTAACACGAAACCTATTTGCTAAGAAGCGTTACAACTCAGGGTCTGATTCGCCAGTTTGACCTTCACCAGATGACTCACCTTCACCGTTACCAGTTTGACCTTCACCAGATGAATCACCTTCAACAACAGCGTCGACTTCTTCAATCAACTCAGGTACAGGCAAACCGAACTCTTCGCAGACATCAACTTGAGCGGCAAAGTCTTCGGAAAACAATTGCACAACGCTACCACCTTCGTAGAAAACACCGTCGCTACCAACGAACGATACATTGGTTTTGAACTTGGTCATTTTGATGGTTTCTTGTGCTTTAACAGCTTTAGTAGTTTTAGCCATTTTGTGTATCCTTATTTAGTTACATCTGCGATGCGGAATACGCTGTTTGGAGTCAGCGTAATCGGCAATGGAGCAGATTGAGTCAACAGATAGGTTGTTGACGGTTCATTAACACGGAATTCTTTGTGGTGCATTTCAGTCGCAATCCAGCCAGCGTCTGCATCTTTGATAGCACCGAAGGCCATTACACCTGCAAATTCACGGCTGTCGAAACCGATAACTTCGCCGTCAGCAACGTAGCGTTTAGGCAAGCCATCTGCACCGAGGTAGCTGCGGTTGTCAACGTACACTTCAATGGTTGCGCCGTTCAATGCTGTGAATCGAGCCACCATTGAAACACCGCGTACATCACCAACGTGCAACAGGTTCATGGTCAGGTCAGAGCCACGGATGTTGCGGTCGAGCAAGTGAGAACGCTCTTTGGCAGAGAAGTAAGCGTAGAAGGCAGCCCATGCAGCACGACCCATAATCAAAGTGTCGACTTCGGAAGTGTGTGATTTTTCATACACCAAGTCAGACATCTTGGCCAAGATGGTCAATGGATTCACGTTCGGAGCAGTCCATTTGTCAGCACCCAAAGTACTCATAGTCAGGGCTGGGTCACGGAAATAGCTCACGGTAGTGGTTGGGTAATCATCACCGCTAATGGTCAACTCACCACGAGAGAAGGCGTTAAAGGCCATCAATTCGTACAGGTTGTTCATTTTGATGCGGTGCATCTGCATTTGTTTGGCGCGAATCGCCATTGCGCGTTGAGCAGGAGTCATGCTGCCGAACAGTTGCTCACCAGCTACGCGGTGTTGCAGACGTTCGTCCCAAGCCTCAATGGAGTCTTTCTCCTTGGCATACGCAGGGCGGAAAGATTTCACATCGAAGTTTTTGTTTTGATTTACCTTGCTCACCACGTTAGGGGCAACGAATTTGGCAACACCACGGAAATCTTCGAACACGTCGTCAAAGATAATCACGTCGGATTTAGACAAGAAAGTGTTACCGAACAAGACGCGGTAGAAGGATTTTGGAGCTTCCAGCTTGCGAATCAAGCCGCTTTGAATCAGGGTCTCCGTTAAAGTTTGTGCGTTTGGCATAATTAACCTTTCTTAAGTACGTTGTACTGGGTTTGTTTCACAATTTTCGAAGAAGATTACGCTGGAGTTAAACCTGCGCAATTTTTCGAGTTTTTGTGCAACAGTTTCCATTGTATTGAAAAAACCAATTCCATAAACAAGAGCATTGATGTTGAAAGTACCGTGGGTGTACACACTGATTGGTTCATTTGCTTTTGCTGCAAAAGCAGCAATGCAAAGCTGTTTATCGTTACTCAGCGATTGAGCACCTTCTAAATCGCTAATAACATTTACTTTGCCAGCATTTGTCAAATGGCACAACGCATATTGCTGAATTTCCATACCAGCTGTCGCTGAAACAGTCACTGGCAATGGAGTTTGTTTGGCAAACAACGGAATATGTTCACCACCGACCGCTGTAATTTTTTCACTTTTCGCAAACATCTTTAAATCCTTTATTGGTTGCTTTTCAAGAAGTTGGCAACAACGTCAATATCGGCTGCCATTTTAGTTGCTTCAGACTCATTACCAACATCAGCACCCACGTTTGGTTGGGCTGTTTGAGCCATGGCATCGGCCAACAGGTTAACTGCGGCGGCTGGTTGTTGAGCAACAGGTTGTTCTTTAACGTCTTGTGCCGCGGCGTTCAGAGTCTGAATAGCATCTTCAACACTCATGTTGGTGTTAAACGCCAAATGATGCGCCAATTTGCTGTTGTTGGTAGCTGCTTCGGCTGTGATAATGCTCTGAATGCGGCTGCGTTCGGCATTTGCATCGGCTTGTGTAACAGGGGCTTGAGGCGTTTGAGCCTGCTGTTCAGTTTTGGTTTCGGTTACCGCCTGAACTGGATTTTCATTAGACATACGTCCCTCCGTGATTAACTTAACAGCCCCTTCAACGCTGATTACATCGTCGATGAGACCAATCGATTTCGCTTCTTGCGCAGTATAACACGCCGCCTGCGTCTTTACTACATCTTCGACAGCCAGCGAACGGTTCACGCTCACTAATGATACGAATTCCTGATAAGTTGCGTCAATTCTTTTTTGCATATCAGCTTTAACAGAATCACTCAACTCTTCGTATGGGTTGCCGTCAACTTTATGGTCGCCTGCTTTAATGAATGTTACAGAAATGCCTTCGTTCTCCAGCATTTTCTCGTAACTTGCGTGCATTGCGACAACACCAACCGAGCCGATTCCGCTGCTAGGTGTGGCCTTAATTGACGTACAGGCCGACGCGATTGCGTATGCCGCAGAATAGCAACTACTATCTACTACGGCGTGAATCTCTTTCTGAGAACGAGCGGCCTTGATGTAGTCCACTGTTTCAAAACAGCCAGCGACCTCACCACCACCAGAGTCAATATCCAAAATAATACTGTCGACGGATTCATCGGCCAACGCAGTAGCAATTGCGTTTTTGATGTAGTTGTAGCCAGTGATAAAACCATAGGTTGCATTGAATCGGTTCACCAATGCGCCGAAGACGGGAATCACTGCGGTTGTACCGACCATACCATACATCTTTGAACCGCTCACTGCTGAAGCACCAAGTGTTCGTGCCATGGTTTGTTTAACCATATCAACACGACCTTCCTCTTTTTGCAAGACAGGATTGCTCATGTTAACGTTCAGGTCGGTTAAAAACTTACCAGCAGCCTCATGCTGCACAGCAAGATACAAGGTCTGCTGTGAGGCAAGAGACGCGACAATAGGATGCAAATTATTCATTTTCATCGTCTTTCGAATTTTTGTTATCGGAATTATCGCCTTTTTTGCTGCCTGAATCAACTGATTCGTCAGATTTTGAAGATTTTTTGTTAACAACGGCCTTTTCTGCACCGTCATCAATAACAATACCCAAGCGTTCGATTTCGTCCTGCTCACGCTTGCGTTGAGCCAGCAATTCACGCCAGTCATAACCCATACGAGCCGCTTCAATTTCGAGCGTTGATAGACCAAACTTGGTTTTCAGAATTGCTGCCTGAGTTTCCTTCATCTCGTCGATTTGACCACGCGCCGCACCAATCCATGAGCATTGAGCCAGTGCGTCAAAGATTTCTGGGTTCTCGTAAATCCATGCAGTCGTTTTACCCTTCGGCAAAGGAATAGAGCCATTATTAATTTGCTCTTCCAACCATAAGCGGTAAACTTCCGTTGCAAATTTATCAGCAACGGCCTTTTTGCGCGATTGCATAAACTTGAACGTTTCATTCATGCTTGCGCGTGCGCTGGAATAGTTTGTCTTGGTGTAGTCGCGCGAGAATTGCTCATAACTAACACCAAGACCAGCAGCGATGTGACGCAGCAATGATTGCTCATATTCAGAACCAGTGCCGCTCGGTTGGCCGAGTTGTTGCAAATTCAGTTTGGTATTTGGATGCAGCACTGGGATTCGTGCGCCGTCCAACTGAATATCGCGGGTTGCAGTATGTTGCAGAATAGAGCCAAGCATTGACTTAGCCGCCATATCAAAGCTCACACCGTTCGGATTACCACCCATGATTTCGGTAATCATTTGAGGCGGTAAATCACTCTCGATGCTGGCTGCATAAGTCGCCTGTAATACGGCCTGTTGCAACTCAACGTCTTGGAAGCGACGGGTCATGCGCATTTGTTTCAGGACACTAACCATCTCGCTAACGCCGCGAATCTGGTCAGGCATCAACTGGTCGATGATATGAATAATTTGTTTGCGACCCCATTTAGTTTCCGCTGGGATGCGTTTCCACTTGAACAGCTTCTCTTGCTGCGTGAAATCGTATGGGTGTGCTTCCATAATGTGATAAGCAACAGGTCGACCGTAGGCATCACGCTCGATACCTGCTTTGAGTTTGTTGTCGTCCATCGCGCCGTCAGGGTTACTGAGGCGTTTAGGGCTAATCATCTGAATAGCTGTCGCATACGGGCGTTTTCGGTCAGCAATCCATTCGGCTGTTGCCAACACTTCGCCATGAATCAAAAACACACCGACCGCCTGACGCACCATGGCTGTAAAATCCTTTACACCACTGGCATCCAACCAGTGTTTAGTACTGGAAGCCGTGTTGTTGAATTTGGACTCAACCAAGCGTTGAAAGTTGTACAACCACTCGTCGTCATCAACGCCCAAAACATCAACATTCGGCTGCGAATTCAACTTGAATTGCGAACCGACAATGTTATCTTTGTGAATGGCTACAACACCACTGGCGTAGCCGTCATTCAGCACTACGTCGCGGGCGCGGTCATCAATGATGTCTTTTTCGAAACGCAGCATCGCGTCCATTGGTAACGGAGAAGCCTCCCACGTTGCCATTTCACGACTGGTGCGGTTTGCCCCATCAAGACCGCCTGTACCGCCGTGTACTTTGTATGTGTCAATACCAGACATGACTTCTCCTAGAAATATACTCTCAGTGGTGCATAACCCTGACCCAATGGTGCGTTTTCCAGCAACCCACATGCTCGCAGTTCCATTTCCATTCTGCGAATCAAGTCTGCCAGAACGGATAAGTTCGCTTTTTGATATTCAATGCGCTCCCCGTTCTGGTCAATTACCACGGTTACGTTTTGGCCAGATGCAATGCGGAAATATGCGTCCTTCGCATCTCGCAACATCTCTGGCGTGTAAAACGTGCAATTACAACTCATACTATGCTCCCTGCAATTTATTAATTTCATCCCAACTCAATTCAGCATAGCTCTGTTGGGCATCATGAATGACAACATTATCTCCTGTTTCGTCTGTTGCATCAACTGGAGCATAAACCAATGGGTTTTTGTTCCACTCGTCAAACAGCGGCGGCGGATTTACCCAATCGATGCGGTCAATCATGAGCAATTTCGAGATGGAAACACCAATGCAGTAATACAACAAGTCCCATGCCTCGTTATTTTGGTGAGGAATTTTCTCCCACTTGGTCGCAGTACGAATCTCGGCACACAACTCTTGGTAAAACTCGATTCCCAGCCAGTCTGGAAAGGTAATCAGGCCATGTGCTACTTCGGTCGCATCTAGTCGGTTAGACAACGTGTCTTTCAACAGATTCGAATTCAGCATCAATACGGGAACATCGCCACGCGCAGCACTTAAGGCATCCTTCTTAGTCGCGTCAGGATAGGTAATAAACGCCCTTGGGGAGTTTGGTGTTACAACACCTTTCACCAAGTGGAATCGGGCTGCTTTACGCTTATTTTTGAGGCTACGATAAAAGTCATAAGCCATGGATGTAACACTCTCACCCTTCTCACGGGCGTAACCACCACTGTCGCATACGGTCATTGTCACACCCATCATACGACCACTTCCGTCGGCGAGCGGGTAAAGCCTATCCATCACCTCAGTCTCAATCAGCGACCAATCTTCCAAGAAAGTTGCTGGGCGTACAAAGTAATTGTCACCATCCTCGTCGACACGCGCCGATTTGCGAATGTCGAAGCGGTCGATAACAGTTATATCAAACGGTGCGCCAGCCGAGATACCGTGTACTTGAACAACGAATCGGTTCTTCTGCACGTCGACACACGCAATCAGATTACGCACGCCGATAGGCACAACACGCTCACCAATATCAACCGCGCGGTCTTTCAAGTGTTCAGGTAAGCGTTGAGATACTTGTGATTTAGGCACATACGGCTCGGCCAAATCGGTGTTATAGAACTTTTGCAAAGCCTCTTCTGAGCCAGTCGTTTTAAACTCTTCTTCGGCAGCCAGATACATTGTCACCAACTGACCCCAGCTTACGAACGCGGCGGCAACACCACGAAGCCAGAAGGAAGCGATTCGAGTTTTGCGCGGGCTACCCACCAACTCACCATGTCGGTTGAAGTACATGCCATCTTGAACCCACACACCTGTTTGTTGCATGGCATGGCGTTGGGATTGCTCAATTCGTCCGAAACATTTCGGGCATTGCAGGTATGTTGACGCGGCAATGTCAATCATGTTGGTCGCCTTCTCATCCCATTTAAGCATCGAGAAAACACCTTCAAAGCGTTCGTTACAATGAGGGCATGCCCAATACCATCTGCGTCTGTCGCCTCGGTTATAAAGCGCAAAAATCCCCTTCGTCGGAGGGGCTTCGTGCGAACCAGCTACCTCAACCCAGTGAGGGTCTTCAATTGGTCGGCTAGGGCTACTCTCGGCCAAACACATACGGTATGAACCAAAGGTAGTAGTACGTTTCGCAGCCAAGTCATAAGGCGAACCATCACCGCCGATGTCGTCAGGCATACGGTCATAATCGGTCAGCATGACACGCGGAATCGGACGACCAGCCAACTCGGAAACGCTCGGATGTGCCAGTGACAAGAATACGCCATTCTGAAAGTGTTTATCGCTGATATTGTCCGCATCTCGGTCTCCGTTCAACAATTCACCACATTCCTTGGTATCACGCAACAGTTTATCAACACGACGTTTGGAGAAGTCACGGCTCATCGCGGATGTTGGATTGATAATCAGCATATCCATCGGGTCGCCGTGGATGGAGAAACCAGTCCAGTTGACAATCAAAGCGTCGGTCTTACCACATTGGGCTGGCGCAACCATAATTACACCGTCATGAATCGGACTGCTCAACATATCCATAGGCTCAACCATGTATGGTGTTGTTGAATTCTTCCAATAACCAACGTAAGAGCCTCGGTTATCAACGTATCGGTATTTCCCAGCCCACTGGGAAACAGTGAGTCGTTCAGGAGGTTGTAGAATTGACGACAATTCTACGAGCATATCCGACAGGCTGCTGTACTGCCCGATTTTCTTAAAGGTCGTCGAGTTCTCGGTCATCAACGTCATCGATTCGTTCTCCTGTTAAATCTTCGTAACGAGCAACACGCTCTTTCTGCGCACGCTCACCAAATTTGTCAGCAACGGCCTTGCTTACACCTTTCATCACTTCGTCCAATAATTCGACAACCAAGGTTCGTTGCTCTGGAGTAAGGGTCGTCAGGCGGTCAATGGTGTCGGGTATCAACTTCACACCCATTGCAAACGTCTTGTTAAGCTCGGATACAGCGTCAATCACGTCTGCCGTGTGCCAGTATTCCCCTGCTTCAACAAGATAGCTCAGACGGGCTTTCTTTGCCGCCCAGAAATCCTTTTTTAAAGCTATTGGGAAATGACCTTTGTGGAATACTTCTTCCCACTCTTCATCCGTCCATACAGGTGGAACGCATACGCTTGCAATATCACGAATGGCATAAATATCAGCACCGTTTCGTGTTCCCGATGGCTGAATCTTTGCTTTTCGTACAAGGTTGCCAAGTTCGGTGTTATGGACGTGAAAAATCAGGGCGGCCTGTTTAATGGTCACGCCCTTACTCAAAATATCATCGATGGTCAGCGTGGCATTCGTGCCGTTACCGAGCATTATCGCCGTCGATGCCTTCTTCATGTTAGCCATGTTTTAAAGCCTTTTTCACTTTTTGTATTAGGTCAAAAAATACGTTTTGTGTGTTTTGTTTACCTTCCCAGCAGGATTTTTTAACAACAACGTCATAAGTGTTTGCGGCGAGCAGATTGTAGACAAGAACCTTATCATTTTCCTGCCCACGTCGCGCAAGCCGTCGTAGGAACTGGTAAAACTGGCCGTAGCTAAAATACACGTCGTAGTTGATTACGATATGACCGCCTTTTTGTAGGTTCAGGCCATGCGCTCCAGATTTAGGGTGCATCAACAGCATTTTGATTTCACCGCGATTCCACGCCGCTTTTTGCGTACCCTTTCTGTCCATTTTCACCGCGTTCGGGAAGTGTTTCTGCAACAAATTAAGGCTGCCTTGATGGTAATACGCAATCAGGAAATTCTCGTCGGGATGGCGAGCCATCAACTCACGCAACGCCTCAATTTTCGCAGTATGCAGATAGTGAATGGTTCTATCCTGCACAATGCCGCCGAAATCATTGATGGTTTCTTCGCTGTCGTAAACAAAACCAGCACAAATCTGCATCATTTTCTGCAACACAGACACCGCCTGTTCAGCCGCGATGGTAGAGCCGTCAATGGTAATCATGCCCGTGTTGCTCATTGCATTATACAATTCCCTTTGTTTTTCGGGCAAATCATATAACACATCTTCGATTACATACGGCGGAATATCCTTCAAATAATCTTCCTGTTTCATCACAAGCGTAATATCCGAAATCAGACGGGTTATTTCGTCAGCAGAACCCTCTTTCAACGTGATTTTGTAGTTATAAGGGTTTACGTTAAAGTAACGTTCCTTGTACTCGGTCATTGTTCGGCCAAGGCGTTTACCGCCGTCAAGCAGTTTGATTTGAGCAAACAGGCCGAGATAATTTTCAGCCGCTGGCGTTGCGGTTAGTTCATAAAAGTGCGTGGTCTTGTGCTTGATTGAGTCGAGTGCTTTCCAACGCTTTGTTGTCGCGTCTTTAATACCGTCGCTCTCATCGTAAATGACGCAATCATAAATCCAATCCTCAGTACCCCAAGCGTTTACCAACCACTCAACCATCTCATGATTGATGATATGAATCACCGTCGGGTGTTCTTTTTCGTATTTACGAATCTGCACGCCTGCGGCCTCAACACGAGCCGTTTCAGTGAGCCATTTACGATATTCTTTCTCAACCGCGCTTGTTGTTTTCTTCAGCAAGTCGTTGCGTTCGGCTTCTGAAATGTTAGGGTTGTTCTTCAAAAACTTGTTGACCCTCGTGTTGACTTTTCGGTTAATTTTTCGAAGGTCTTTTTCATCAAATGGTCGATTTTTCGCATTTCGGGCGTATTCGTTTACCGCTTCGGTAATGTGTTCGGCACGCACCAGTTTGTAGCTAAGCGGGGCGGAGAACGACCATTTCGCTATCTCATCACCCCATGTTTGGTTAGCAACCTTCAATGGAGCAATAATCAGCACTTTGTTGATTTTGTCGTCATCAACCAAGTCTCGTATCAACTTCAAGCATATCGCTGTTTTACCCAAGCCTGTGTCGATAAATAATGCACTTCTTGGGTTCTTCTTCAAAAAGTCGATGGCTGTAAGCTGATAGTCATCCAAGTGATGCTCATGCAATTCCACGTTATCAAAACGCGACTTTAATTTATCTAAATATGACATCTGCTTCCTCCAGTGTCGAAACCACATAGACTTTTGCACCGTGATTTCGCATGGTTTCGATTACTCGTTCTTGTTCTGGCCTCAAAACACCTGCGTCGTTTTTGAACTCAACATAGATAGTCGTGCCGTTTTTGATAAACAGTCTGTCGGGGAAACCGTTTATGCTGGCTCGTTCAATTTTGACCTGAAACCAGCCGCGCTTTTCTGCAAGCAGGCGGCTGGTTTTCTCGATGCGGCTTTCGCGTTGACTAATGGTTTTCACTTGCGCTTACATTTACCGCAGACCCGACTATCTGCTGGTAATTCATCTGCATAAACCCATTCGTCATGGCGGTCTTTAAGACGTGCCTCACACAGAGCATCTTTGGTTGACAGGTCGATACGATGCCATGTCTGCTGGCCGTCACGACGACCCCACTTAAAACCACCGCCTTTAACAAGGCCAAACGCCTGCGCTTCTTTAGGGACACCTTTAACACCCAAGCGGTCAAGCATGGAGTAGGCTTCGCGCACATACCAGTCATAGTCAATATCTGACGGGAATTTGTCTGGTAAGTCCATGGCTGGCATCGCGCCTTTAGTCAGCGGAACGTTATTGCCTTTCGAATTCACGATAGTGGTGTCTGTTTTCGTTGAGTAGTACCAGCGCACAACCTTGCCGAGATACTGACCGTCTTTATATGCGCCGCCTTTTACCTGCTGGAAGTTCGTAAATTTGAGGAAGTCCGTACAGCCTTCAATGGTCTCACGAATAGGCACGCCGCGCTCAAGATATGCCATCACAGCCTCGATGCAAACTTGACCGTTACCCGATTGACTCAAGCCGCGCTCTGCGTAATCACCCTTGCGTTTCCATTTGAGTTTTGTTTCGCCTTTTGCTGGAGCTTTCAGCGCGAGATAGCTGTTTACAGACTGGCTATAAATTGCCAAGTATTGCGTGAATTCCATGTTGAAACCAGTTTCGATTTCCCATAAATGAATCTCGCGTTCGGCTTTCCAGAAGTCGTCTTTCTTGCCGTAAATAACGATACCATCCGTGTTCGCCGATATGATACGCAACCCAGCCTTCTCGATACGCTCGATGAGCATCAACAAGCAAAGCTGACCTGTAATAGTCACCTGAATCATCATCTTAGGACTGTACAGGAAGCTGTAAATTGATGACAGTTTGCCAAACGAGCCATTCAGAACAATCTTGTAGGTATTACAGATAGTCTGTTTCTCTGGCAATTTCTTCCACTTCGCGCGGTCATCGCGGAATCGCGTGTAGTTGCG